GGACGCTTTTCAGCGCCCGGCACCCGGCTTCCGCCGGGGACCTAGGCTTTCCGACGACCTCATCAACTGGTGAGTATCAGAGGCAAGTCCGTTGCTAGGGGTTGTCGACTACGTCGACTTCTGAACACCTTCGTGTCAGACGACCGAGTGATTTCTCCCTCAGTCACCCCGTCCCTACGCAGTGCAGAATGTAACCAAAGCAAGAGTCCACCGCGATGGAATACCTTGTCCTGTATTACTACAGGGGATAGTACCCGTCGGGGCTTATCGCCGGTTACAAGGGAAGTGATAGACGTTAAGTCTTGACCTCCCCAGAACTGTTCAGGGATCAAAGTCTTAAAGGCCTCCCAAACCGCAGTATATCGCGGATCGGACACACCTAACCCTTCCGAACTCCAACTAAGGAGCTGGTTGAGGACTTTGATTAGGTCCGTGTATCGATTTATCGGCCCACGCAGAAAGAATGGTTTAACATTCTCACCCGCATGCCAGTATGAGCCACAGGACTCTCGGAAATCTCCCTCGAAAAAGGATTTTTCCTCATTGACCTGGAACCCAAAGAATCTTAGAGCTCTAAACAGCTCTTCGACCATTACAGTGGGACATATGATGTCATCACCGTATACTGAAATGTGGCCGCGTGTCCCCGTCAAATAGGCGACGGCTTTCGCTATTGCGTAGAAGAGCAAGCTCTCTAGCTCGAACGTATAGCCATTACCCATAGACGAGAACATTTCCAAATCAACCTCAGATTCTTTGACTCTCGTCGTTAGAGATCTGGCAGAAGAAAGGTGATAAAACCATTCCTTCGGCATCAGCAGCCTTACGGCTTCAATAGTGACGCTATCGCTAGCGGCTGATAGATCGATGGTAGCCAAGTCACCCGAGATAGAACCTAGACGAGCAAGCTCGCCGTTTCTATTCTGGTCGTTAAGGTTTATGCCACTACGGCGCAAACAGTAACGTATTTGGTTACCCAGCATACGCTGAAGGAAAAGATTGATTTCAGGCTCTTTACAAGCACATCGATCAATCTCACTATTCTTTGGCACGGTAAACAACGAATTACCACGCACGAATCTCGGTTCCACCCAAGATTCGTTTATGTGCGAAGACCATCTCGTACGATCGTTGACCGCTTGAAACAGTCTCCACGCTTCACGCGTGGCGTCTGCTTTGCCAAGGAATTTGAGGGCTGGATGACCCTCTGCGCGTTTCTTACATGTAGAGGCTCCGCCACTAAACTGCCCGTAGGCAATGTCGAGACTCGGCATCCATGGGATAACACGCGCGACCATCAACCTCACCGTTGAGATGAGATGGGCGTACGTAACTCCTTCAAGAAACATAAAGTTCCTTATAGCCTGACTGCGAAGTCTGGCGTTGGTGTTACGGTTCCTGCGCTCTGTATTGAGCCATTTTTCAATGGCTCTTTCCCGGCGCTGCTCCGCTGACCCCGGGCTGGGGTCCGCGTACTTCGTGAGCCAGAATCGTTTAAGATACTGGCCGCGGAAGCTGCAGTCCTCTTCGATTACCTTAGAAAGACAATCGATAAACGCAGTGGTCGTATCCGTAGCGAGTCGAAGGTTCGCATCCTTGCGTATCTTCAACCTTTTCTTCATTTGGGTTCTCCCAATTGAGGGTTACGATAACCATTGCCGAGAGGATTACCATCCACCCAACAACAGCAATAAGGAGTACAAAACCCCAAGAATTCACAAGTTTCCAAGTGAATCTAAAGTCCTGTACATTTACGAAGGGGTCCTTCATAGAAGGACTCCAAACTAATAGATGCCCTGGAGTTTCACCAGAACATCGTTCGTCAGGACCTTCGCCGGATCAAAAGCGCTTTGAAGCATGCCAATGGCATCCTTCCGCTCCTGCTCCGTCGACTGATCATCACATGTAAATGTGACATCAATGTTGATGGTTCGCGCCACCTTCGGGACAGACTGTCCGTTGATGGTTTCCGAAATCACTTTCGGAAATGCGAACTGAAGAGTCGCCTTGTGACGGCGGTTAGCCGTTACACGCTTGCTGATCGTGACTCGCGGGGACCCGAACGGTACGCCGTTATCTTCCCGAACCGTAGCTACATCGCCGTTTTTCGAATCCGGCGTGAAGGTATGGTTCACGGGGGTTGGGGTCGTCCGATCCGTTAGGACCAGATTTTGAAGTGCAGGCATCTGCCTTACCTCTTGAGTTGCGTTAATAGTGCTAATGCACTAGCAACGTGGTTGGTGGAAAACGGATTTTTGAAGTAAATCCCAGGTAGTGGTGCGGAAAGCACCACTCGCCTTTCAAAACACTTGTGTGTCGAAACACACTGATAAGTGCTTTTATCCTTTTTAAAGGGGTATCTACTTGTCGGTGCAACGGCCTCCAAGGTTCTCGAACCTACGGTAGACCTAGACAGACATCCGTCGACGAAGGTGGTGCCAACTGTAGCCGATAGGGCTTGTAGAAAGTTACCTACCGGTAGGAACCAGTCTATCACGAAGCTGTAAGGCGTTATCGCCCAAGCAACTTCGAGTGGGTTTATCAATCCCACCTGGCCCCATTTTGCAAGATCCGCATCGCGGAGCTTGTAATAGAGGATGCAGCGGTCTCTGACCCCTACATTTCCTTTGGCACGAATACCTGCCACAGTCACGTCAACTTGACTAGTTGACTCGAGCTGTCTAACTGCCCGAATCAACTGGGGGCGTTTTCCGAAACCATCTTTCAAGAGATTGATGGTATCGTATACGTCACCCATGAGAGGTAACCAGGCGTACTGATATTCCAACCAATGGCTGGAAAAGAAGTCGCCTCGCTTGCGTTTCACTCCCAATCCTAACCCTTGAGCTATAAGCTTAGGGTCACGACGCCTCAGACCTAAGAATATCTTACAAAGACGTGAAACAGTCGATGCAAGATGGTTGACGGTCTGAAGGCTCTCCCCTATCGCCTCTCCGTAGTTAGCCTTACGGCTCTGTACTTTGAGGAGACACTCGGTTATTAGTCGAGTGCTGGTATTAACGTCCATCCAAGGATGAACACCAGTATCGGAGAAGGGCTGATTGATGTTACCACCAATGTATGCAGTCGAGTTGTAAAACCCGATGGGGATAGTCTTATCAGACCATTCCTTGCATACTCCGTACATCTGTTCTCCATAGATGTTTCCCGAAGGCTTATATCTAGCGCCGTGGCGCATATAAGCCCTACACGGGAGCCATCCTCCCTTCGGCTTAGCCGGAGGGATTAAGGGGTTTGGTGATTTACCGGAATATCCGATAATATCAACCATTCCACGGTCAGTTTTTACATTGACCGTATTACAGTTGCCCGGCGTGGACCCGCCAGTCGAATAACTATCGTAGCCAGGGATATAATCCTTTTTTACGGCTAAGGTAGAACCTTTCGGTGGAGGAGGCCACATGGTGACACCATCAGTTTGAGTCCAAGTGGCATTATTGCCTACCTGGTATCAGTATGATAGTTCAAGTGTTGATAAGACACTCTATCGTCATACTAGGTGATAGGAGCTTACGCTCCGGAGCCCCGTAAGGGGCTCCACCCTGTCCAAGTGGCATTATTGCCTACCTGGTATCAGTATGATAGTTCAAGTGTTGATAAGACACTCTATCGTC